TTGAACTTGTATTTTATCATAACCTCCTCTTAATGTTCTAGTCTTTCTTATAGTTTGCTTTCTTGTTCTTCTTATCTTTCTTCTTATTGTCTTTCTTGTTCTTATTGTCTTTCTTGTTCTTATTGTCTTTCTTGTTCTTACTGTCTTTCTTGTCATTGTATAATATATTATGACAAAAATAATTAAAAAAAGAAACCTTTACTCTTGTGCTTCCTTGTCTTACGTTTTCTTCTTACATTTTTACTCTTAGTTTCATTATTGCTGATTGTGTCTTTTGTTTTTTCTGTTTTCCCTTTCCTACCTTTTTTGTCTTCTTCTTCGTCTTCTTTGTCTTTCTTAGTATCCGTTGGTCTATAACGCAAAAACCACGAATCATATTCAGCCGTCCCCTTTTTATCCTTTAGCTCCTTGAATTTCTCCGCCTTCTCCGCACGCATCTCTTCAATTGTCTCCTGGTGACCCATACAGCTGATTGAAAAACGACGCAATACACCTTTTTGAGACAATCGGTTCTTTTCCTGGACTTCAAATAAATATTTGGACATACACAGAATACGGTTCTTATCATAATATGGTCTGTCCGCATATAAAAACGCCAAATAGAAACTCAACATGGTGTCAATTGTCGCAACTTTAACATCGTTTCCAGATTCCTTGATTATATTGTAACTATGACATGCGAGTGGCTCATAAATAAACACAACGGTATCATTGCCAACACGAATTTCATAATGGGTCGCAATGATTTCGCCCATCGCCGGACGCTTTATAATTTTAACATTCTTGACATCCATATCATTAAGACGCTCCTTAATAATTTGTGCGGTTACTGTCGGCTCCTCCGATAGAACATCAAAATCCGGTATTTTAAGCAATTTGCGGCGCAAGTGGTTTGGCATATGCTGCGCATAGATTGAGAGCGCATACCCGCCAAAAAACACGACTCCTTGGTCTACAAGCGTCTGTTGAACCGTATCGTAAATCTTGTTCACGTTCTCGTCGTCCCCCATTTTGCGCTGAAAGTCTATGTGGTTACATTGGTTCGAATTGAGAGGATAGTGCTTATTCAATAAAGTCAAGCGTTTAAGAACCTTTTCCCAACGCGACACGTCACCCGCAGGGCGAGATAACTCTAAATACATACCCATACGCAGCAAATTCGGCGGCGCATATAGTATGCCAAAAATCTTAATAGATTCATTCTTAATCGCATTAAATAACTCCTTGGGCAATAATGTGATATCGGCAACAGGGATAAAATTCACAAATACCTTGAATGTGCCATAGTGCTGTCCCGATTTTGCCTCCACTTCGACGAACCCTTCTTTCACGTAAATATCGGTTAGTTCCTTCGCGTCGTTTAACGCATTCGAACTGTAAAAGTCGTAATCGGGGATTTCAATATCCTTATTATAAAATTGGTCTTGTTTCGGCAATATATTATTGATCGCGGTTCCACCATAGCAAATTAACTTCTTCTGTCTTATGAAATCCTCTACAATGGTTATTATGCGTTTTATTTCTGGCGAATTGGCCTCTTTGCGCCCCCGTCGTTCATCTGCTTTGTCTACCGCAGTGCGCAGAATGGCCAATTCGCAATCTTCGAATTTCATTGTCTTGTCACATATTTGTTTGTTCATTATATATTTCTTAATATATAATGATACTAAAATTTTTATTATTCTAAGGATTAAGATTTATTGGTAAATATCAAATAAGTTAAAAATATACCAAAAAAGTTTTTAGCAAATAAGTCTAAAATATTATAGCAAGTGTTTTTAATTTTATAAGGTAAAATAGCAGCTATACCATACAACGACCAAAAAACAAAAAAGTAAATAAATATTTTAAATCCTTCTTCACTTAATAAAGCATATTTGTTATAAATAATATAGTAATAAATTAAAAATGGTATAAACCCTAATAATACACCTAATAACACAGGTATTACAGAAATTTCACCTAAATATCCAAATAAAAGCATCAACCAATTGAGTAATAAAACAGGAATAATCGTATTAATTTCTTGATTGAATAATTCGAAAAAATTTAACTGATCACTCGTATTATCATTGATTTTTTGTAAAAATATTAAATAAAAGATTAAATTTACCAACATTGTTGGAGTTGTAATCACCCAATCAAAATATCGAGTTGGTGTAACATTCAAGATATTTGTAAAATTATTAAACCAATATACATAAAATGAACCTTCTATAAACTGAACAAATACTTCTAGTAACATCATCTGTTTCAAAAAGGCAAATTTTGAAGGCAGGTTAACAAATAAAGAAATAAATTCAATTATACCCGTTACTACTTGTATTATAATAGATGTAATCAACGATGTATAAACATTTAAACTGACCATATAATATTTAATTATATATATTCACATATATAATTATTTGTATAAAAGATCTAAACAAACTAACAGTTCTAAAACCTAAATATTATAGTTAAAATACTGCCCTGATATTGTTTTCGGAGCATAAGACAAGCTAGGGTCTTGGGGTGGCGGTTCAGGTATTTGAACTGGGACATATCGCAACGCAATCGGTTTCAAAATAAACGCACTATTGCCTTCATTAAAGAAGGCGTCATTCTCCTCCACATTTGCCTCAATATTTTGATATCTCATTGCCAACAATTGGCAGCCTGTCTCCCTCAAAACTACGGAACTGGGATTGTCCGGATTTGATCCTGGGTTAGGAATTCCTATCGTCATGCCCAATTTATTGAATTCAATCAATTCATTGATATCCGTATTTTTTACCTCATCAAATGTTAGTTCTCTCATAAATATCGAGTTGCTGGTCATATTCACATACTCATAAAACTCGGCGCACTCCATAAAGGCTGTATTGCTTTTATCTACAATAATCGAAATCTTGCCCATTAATTCTTTGAGCGGCGTCGCACCATAATTGGTTACCGCGTTATTTTTAATATTCTCGTAACTATATTGCTTACCCATTAACAAGTCCGAATATTGTTCAAATATTTTGGCAAAATTAGTATACATATTCTGGTTTTCGCTCTTCATACGTAAATGGAATATCATGGGGTCTGTTGGGTTGGGCGCACCCGAGGTTGAAAATGCGTTGTCCGACACTGCTTTCATTATGTCGCTAAAATTAATATAATTAAATGTCTCTTTCACGCAATAATTATCGCTTGTGCTTGTTGCTACAACAGGCTGGTCGTCAATCGAGTAAATTTCAAAATCGAGACATCGGATACCTTGCTTCAAAAGGTCTTTTAGTGTACACATAGACACATAATCGTTTTTGTAATTACCGCCACTACAGCAATTGTAGGCAGATTTAACATAATAATCTCTAAAACTATGCTGATTTATGTCTCGAGTTAAATCGATAGGTAAAATGTTCGTATTCAATTGTCCGTATACAGTATCCATCAGCTGACATTCGCGAGTCAACATATTATTTGCCATATTCACATATATTGTAATGCCAATGGTTGCCCCAAGTATACCGCCAATAATCATCCCAGTTGATCCGTCAGTTAATGCCTGACCTAGAATACTAAACATTACTGTCAAAATGCCTATTAATAATATGCCGCCAAAATTGCCGGTTCCGGTATAATAAAAATAATACAATAATGTTATTACGATTACAACAAATGTTAACACGGTTATTAGTGTGATTGACGTAGCTTCTGACATTTCCTTTATTTTTGACATACTATCTTGTATATTTTGTTGCGCTGTTTGAGCTATGTTTGGTGATGACATCTTTTATATTAGTCTATAAATATATTTTATATTTTGTTTATATTTTGTTTATTTTGTTTATTTTGTTTATAAAAATAATAAGAATAATAATAAAACGATTATAATTAGTTAAAAAAATAATATGTTAGTATTATAACAATTAAATATGCCTGGAGGTCTTATGAATCTTGTATCTGTTGGACAACAAAATATAATTCTAAATGGGAACCCGTCGAAAACATTTTTTAAAACTACCTATGCGCAATATACGAATTTTGGTCTACAGAAGTTCCGTGTCGACTTTGAAGGCTCTAAAACACTGCGCCTATCGGAGCCATCTACATTTACTTTTAAAATCCCTAGATACGCCGACCTACTTATGGATTGCTATTTAACCGTCGCAATGCCCAATATTTGGAGCCCAATTATGCCGCCGCAGCTAGTTACTCAAAGTGATGGTTCTACTACATATACCGATTGGGCGCCATATGAATTTAAATGGATTGATAATTTAGGCGCCAAAATGATTTCAAAGATCAGCATCGTTTGCGGCAACTATACGCTCCAGGAGTATTCGGGTGATTATTTATTGGCAGCGGTTCAGCGCGACTTTACTGGCGTCAAAAAGGATTTATTTGATGCCATGTCTGGCAACACGGCTGAAATGAATAACCCGGGCAATTCCGGTTCGCGTGTCAATTCGTATCCCAATGCGTTTTATACGAGCGACTTAGCAGGCCCTGAACCATCAATACGTGGACGTATTTTATACATTCCGCTAAATAACTGGTTTGGACTCAAATCGCAAATGGCATTTCCATTGACATCATTACAATACAACGAGCTTCAAATTGTCGTCACAATGAGACCAATTAGTGAAATATTCCAAATCCGTGATGTCTTTGATACGACTTATAATTATCCTTATATAGCACCCAATTTTAACACATGGTATATGCAGTTCTATCGATTTTTACAACCGCCGCCCGACATTGCGTTGGGAATAACATCGTATTCGGATACCAGGACATTATGGAATGCCGATGTCCACTTGAATTGTACATATTGTTTCCTGTCCAATGAAGAAGAGCGTATTTTTGCGATGGAAGAACAAAAGTATTTAATTAAGCAGGTTCATGAGCAGCAGTTTTTCAATGTTACGGGACCAAATAAGGTGGCACTTGATTCCATCGGCATGATTTCGAATTGGCTTTTCTATTTCCAACGCAGTGACGCAAATCTAAGAAACGAATGGTCGAATTACACAAATTGGCCGTATAATTATATGCCATTGGATGTTGTCCAAGCTTCTCCAGCAGGCGACTACCTTATTTATAGAACAGACGCGGCTGGTAATCAAATACCGTTTTATATTGGACCAGGTGTCAATCCGAATAACAATCTAACAGGTTTGCTAATTACGTCAAATTATTCGCCTGAAAACGACAAGATGATATTGGTAGCAATGGGTATTTTGTTAGATGGGTCTTATCGTGAAAACATCCAAGCAGCGGGCATCTACAATTATATTGAGAAATATACAAGGACCAGTGGGAATGCGCCTCAGGGTCTGTATTGCTACAATTTT